GGCTCGCGGACTCGCTCCGCGTCATCGTGGCCATCCGCAAGATGTCCCGCCGGCTGGCGGTCACGCACTACCAGCTGGCCCGGGCCCTGGAGACCGGGCGCACCCTTGGTGCGCCGGAGGGGTCTCCCCCCACCACCAAGGCAACGACCCTGGCCGACCTGCGGAAGAACTTCCGTGACGCCGCGCTCAACGTCGCCGCCTTCCCGTCCGCGCGCACCCGCAGCGACGACCCGGACATCCGCTGGTTTGAGGAGAAGCTCGCCTCGACCCCGCCGGACAAGGTCCCCGACGCGATCCGTCTCGACGACGTCGAGGTCGACCCCCTGATCCAGAACCTCCTGGACAAGGAGGGCACCGATGACAGCGCCGACGTGGCGGTCGACAAGTACGACTGGCCGGACGATCTCAGCCTTGACGAGGTGGACAACGCCTTCCGCGCCCTGCTCAGGAAGCAGGCCATCCAGGACACCGCCGTCAAGGTGAAGAACCTGCGCTCCAACCCGGACATCAGTCCGGACGAGGCCATTACCGGCATCGAGGACGCGCACTCGGTCGCCGGCTCCGTCGGATCCGGCACGGTCGATTTCCTCGGCATGGACGCCGGCCGGGACGCCGTTATCAACGCCATCAAGGGCGACAGGCTCGTCCTTGCCGTGGCGCGCGGTACCGGCCCCGACCCCTGTGGATTCTGTTCGATGCTGGCTTCGAGAGGGTTTGTCTATCGAAGTGAGAAAACTGCCGGCGTGGGCGACGACGAGGTCTTCAAAAAATACCACGTCCACTGTCACTGCTTCCCGATATATCGCTGGCTGAAGATCTCCACCCTTCCGCCGCTGAGCCAGTATTTCAAGGAAATGTGGCCGATCGTCACCCGCGGGTATGGCGGCAACGAAGCACGCAAAGCCTGGCGGCGCTGGATCTACTCCCAGCGCAAAGCCAATCCCGACGCCCCCCACGGGGCCGTCACGAACGCAAATTAGTCCCAGGAGGACATATGTCTGAGCAGCAGACGCAGGGCCAGGAGCCCGCAGCAACCCCCGTCGTCATCGAATCCACCACGGCCCCGGATCCCTGGGCCGCGTTTCCACCCGAGTTCAACTGGGTCCGCAAGGAACTGGAAGACACCCGGAAGGAAGCAGCCGAGAAGCGTGTCCTGAACAAAGAACTCCAGGACAAGCTCGGAGCAGCGAAGACGCCGGAGGAAGTGCAGCAGGCCACTGCTGCGTATGAGACAAAAGCCCGCGACCTGGAGATTGCTCTCGCCCGCGAAAAGGTGGCCCGCAAGACGGGTTTGAGCGATGACCTGGTGGAGTTCCTTACCGCCAAGACGGAAGAGGAACTCATTGCCCAGGCAGCAAAGCTGGCCGGCCTGAAGCCGGCGGCCGACGCTGAGCCTGTAGTTGTCACGGTCCAGGAACCCCGTGGCGGGCTTGACCCCAGCACGCCGCCGAACGAGCAGTCCGGCTACGACGCCTGGGAAGCCTACAAGCGCAACCGCCACTAATCCTTCCCCACCCCTAAGCGCCCCCGGGCGCTTTTTTTATGCCCTCCGAAAGGGACACCACCATGACTTACACTCCCCACCTGAAGGTGAAGCCCGAGGTCCTCATCCAGGCCGCGGTCTCCGCCCTGAAGGACCAGCTCGTCATCTCCAACACGGTGACCAAGCGCAACGACCTCGCCACCTTCTTCAAGGCCGAAGGCGACACCATTTCCCAGCGAGTCAAGGGCACCGTTCCGGTGCGTACTTATACTCCAAGGAACGATCGAAGCCAGCCCATCCTGACCGATAATTATTCCGAAAGTGTCGTGACTGTTACGATTTCGGCTGATCGTCCCTATTCTGCAATCAAAATGACCGATGAGCAGGCGGACTGGGATTTCACCGACGGCTGGGGCGACATTATCGACGCCCAGACTTCCTCCATTGCTTCCTACCTGGAGCACGGTGTTCTCAACCAGATCCTGAAGGCTCCCTACGAGCGCGTCATTCTGGTCAAGGACGACTCCACCGGCATTACCAACGCGCAGAACGCAAACGAAGACGTTTTCTTCAATGCCGTCATTGAGGCTAAGAAAGCCCTTCGCCTAATGAGAACCCCGAACGATAGTCTCTTTGCGATCTGCGGTGTGGACTTTGAAGAGAAGATTCTCAAGTCCAACCGATTCCTGAAGGACCAGGGCACCGGCGACAATGCGCTGACCTCCTCGACTCTCGGCACAATTGCCGGGGTCAAATTTGTGTCAACTACGCATATTCCAGCCGACGAGGCTTATCTTTATGCCAGCTCCGGCTTTGTCGCGTTTACCGGCGTACCCCGCATTCCGCGTTCCGTTCCTTTCGGCGCAGCGGCATCCGCCGGCGGCTGGGCACTACGTTTCCTGATGGATTATGACACCGCGTACCTGACCGACCGCAGCGTGTTCGACTGCTACGCCGGCTACTCCTACGTCAAGGACCGCCTCACGGTGTTCGACGGCCGCTCCAACGAGCTGGTCTCCCCGGATGAATACTTCGTCCGCGGCATCAAGCTGGCCCTGAAGTCCAGCTCCTCCGCCATCGAGAAGAAGCCCGGCGACGGCTCCACCACCACGGCCGGCGGCTCCGCCAGCTCCTTCCTCGCCAAGGCCTACAACCTCCAGACCATTACGGCTGCCGAGGTCCAGGGCGAGCCCTTCCCGCTGGGCGGCAACTACCCGGGCGCTAAGGCCACTGCCACCGCGGCCATCACCAAGTCCGGCTCCACGATCGGCACCATCGCCGTTGTGGCCCAGGGCTACGGCTACACCTCCACCCCGGCTGTCACCATCTCCGGCGGCTCCGGCACCGGCGCCACCGCCGTGGCCTCCATCCGCAACGGCCAGGTCGTGTCCATCGCGGTCACCGCCGCGGGCTCCGGCTACACCGGCACCCCGACCGTCGCCATCGCTGCCCCGTAGGAGTCCTAAGTGCCAGCTCTCGGAACAGTGGCGCAGATCGCGGCCCGCATTGGCGAGCCCATCATCGCGCCTGACGACATCCAGCTGGCCGTGGCAGTCCTCAATGAGGCGTCGGAGCAGATCCGGCACTACGCCCAGCAGCCGTACTGGACCGCTGAGACTGCCCCTGCAGTCGCCGTCACCATCGCGGTGGCGGCGGCTGCGCGGGGCTTCCTCAACCCTTCAGGTTTTGATTCGGAACGTGGAGATATGGTCACGTTTCAAAGAAGTAAAGAGTACGTCTCCGGCGCCAACCTGACGCCCCAGGAGATCACGATCATCAAGGCCCTGGGCCGCACGGGCAACGTCCGTTCGGTCGGCCTGACCTCCACCAGCCGGCCCGCCCCGCGGAGCCGGTCAGCGGACTGTGAGGACCGGGGGTATGCGCCGGTGGACTGGGGCGGCAACAAGCCGTTCCCGCTCGGTATCGAGTGATGGCCAGCCGTTCACGCCTGCTCGACAGGGGCAGGGAACAGATGTTCATCTACCCCGAGGTCTGGGCCATCAACGGCCGCGGCGACAAGGTCCGGGTGCCCTCCGAAACCCCGGTCGAGGTGTGGGTCACCAGCTCCGCACAGCGGCAGGGTGACGCGGAAATCGCCGGCCAGGTCTCGACCAAGTCCATGCGCTGCATCACCCGGGAAGCCCCCGTGGGCTCCTGGGCCCGCATCGTGTTCCGCGGTGAGGAGTGGGATCTGGCTACGCCGCCCCGCTTCACCCCGGGACTGTCCCGGGCCACGCAGCACGTCGAGTTCATCATTCGTTCCCGCAACAAGCTGGGAGAGCCCGATGTCTGACCACATTATCGAGTGGCTCTCGCCCGACGGCACCCCGTCGCCTGACGACGGCGAAGGCTCGGTCGAGGAGACCGCCGCGCACACCTGGGCAACCTGGCGTGCGGTCCAGAAGATGGCCAACCACATGGCCCTCCAGGCCCAGGCCAACCTGTCGGCCCACCACCGCAGGGGCAACGCAAAGATCGTCGTGACCAACTCGCCCCCGCGCTACCTCGACGCCTGGGTGTCCCTGGAGGACAACGATCCCGGCGGCCGGTGGCGCAACAGCACCGGCCGGGGCAAGGCCGCGAACATCGGCGACCGCTCCGCGATGTCTATTGAGTTCGGCTGGACCCAGACCCACATGATGGGCAAGCGGCTGCAGCACCCCGTGCACCACGACGGCCTGGACATCCTGGGCGGCGTCATGCGCGCCGCCATCGCCAGATACGGCGGGCCGCAATGACCCAGCACATCCCCACCCCGTACTTCGGTTCCGTGGACGAGCTGGTCCGCAAGATCTTTGAAGGATTCTTCGCCGGCCAGAACGTCCATGTCTACACCCAGTTCAACGAGAACATGCAGACGCCGGCCATTGTGGCCCGGCGCGACCGGCGCTCCGGGACCCTGGCCCTGGCCACCCGTGACGACCGGTTTATGGAATCGGCCATCGTGATGGTCTCGACGATCACCGAGGGTCCCGATGCGGACGAGATGGGCGAGGAACTTTCCGAGATGTGCCGGTACGCACTGCGCCAGGCGCAGCAGCTGCAGCTGGAGATCCCGGGCTGCGGTTCCATCGCCGTCATGGCAGTGTCCACCCACCCCGCCAAAGTCTCCGACTGGCAGACCTCAACTTCGGTCGTCCAATATACGAGTCTTCCGAAAAACGCAGTTCGTTTCGAATTAATCGTGCGTTTGTTGGTTCGCCCGCCGAATCAAAGCACCATCACCAACCGGTTTATGCCCCGTTAATTCGACGGGGCTTTTTCTTTGGGCCGAGGCCCTTCTTAGGAGAAATCTCTAATGGCACTTGACAATACTGCCGTCCTGAAGGTAGGCGTAGGCCACTTTTACACGGCGCCGGTCGGGACCGCACTCCCCTCCGACCTCCGCAACCCCGGCGGCACCTGGACCCACATGGGTCACACGTCCGTCCAGGACATCCTCTCCGCCGCCTCCGAAGGCGGTGACACCACGACCCTGCGCTCCCTGCAGAACGCCACCCTGCGGACCACGACTGCGGCCCGCACCGAGGCCTTTGTGATGCACATGCTCCAGTTTGATAGCGCCTCGCTGAAGCTGTATTACGGCAGTAATGCCTCGGTTGACGGTTCAAATAACGTCACCGTCCCGTCCAACCCGGTCCCCACCGAGGTTGCCTGGCTGGTCGTCTTCTACGACGGTCAGACCACGGCCGGCATCTACGCCCCCAAGGCCTCCATCATCCGCTCGGACGACCTTTCCGTCAGCGACACCGAGAACCTGGTGCAGCTGTCCATCAAGGTCACCCCGCTGCAGAACGGCGCCAACGACTACGCCTTCCGCTGGCTCACCCCGAAGGTCATCCTCTCCACCGCCACGGCCACCGCCAACCGCACGGCCAACGCCGTCACCAGCATCACGGTGGTCTCCGGCGGTTCCGGCTACACCACTGTCCCCGCTGTCACCTTCTCCGGTGGCGCCGGCACGGGTGCTGCTGCCACGGCAGTCGTGACCGGCGGCGTGGTGACCTCTGTCAACGTCACCGCCGGCGGTTCCGGCTACACCACGGACCCGACCGTAGCGATCGCGGCCCCGTAGCCCTAAAGACCCCTGTGGGGCCGGTGCGGACCCGGCCCCACAGGCTTTACCCCCAGTCCGCGACACCCACTACTTAGGAGATCCGCTATGTCCGCACTGAAGCTGGATGACCTGCGCAAGGGCGCAGAAGAGAAGTACCCCGACTTTGAGATCGAGACCGAGGACGGCAAGGTCCTGGGCTTCAGGCCGATCTTCCGGCTGGTCAAGGCCAAGCGCAAGCAGGTGGCCGAGGCGATGGACATCGAGAGGCGCATCCGCGACCTGGGCGAGGATTCCGACGTCGACCAGTCCGAGCTGATGATCAGCATCTTCTCCGACGCCCTGCTGGCGGCTGAACGGACCAAGGGGGATCATGCCGCGCTGGCCAAATGGGCCGGCAAGGACGACCTCGGCATGTGGCTGTTCATCTTCCGGGCGTACTCCGAAAGGACCGACCTGGGGGAAGTCGAGCCCTCGGAGAACTGATCGAGGAGTACGGCGAGGAGATCTATCTCGATCTCAAGGAATATTGGGACTTTGACCTCGTCAGCTTCATAGCTGGCGAGGTCTTTTCCTCTATCCGGGTGATCTCCTCCCTGATCCGGAACCTTCCCGAGGGCAGCCGCTTCCGCGCAGTGACAGCAGTTGATTATCCCGAGGCCTCTGAAGACCGGCCCGAGTCCGATCCCCGCGCGGAGGCCATCGCCGACCGCCGCAGCTGGACCCTGGACCGCCGCCTGGTGGCGATGGAGATCAACGCGATCAACCTCAACACCGCCGCGACAGGCCAATGGAAAGGCTCCCCGCCGGACTTTCCCACCGTCGGCCCCGCCGAATGGCAGAGCCCCGCCGACAAGCGCGGCTCCAAGACCGGCCCCGAGCCGGCCTACACCGACAACTTTGACTTCTTCAAAAAGATGGGATGGCCCAGTGGCTGACTTCAAACTCGTAGGCGCGGTGGCCATCAAGGTCCGCCCCGATACCCGCAAGTTCCGCAAGGAAACCCAGGTCGGGGTCTCCAAGGCACTGGCCGGCTTCGATGCCGACGTCGAGATCAAGGCCGACGTCAAGCTCGACACGGCCAGGGCCAAGGCCGAGGCCAAGAAGCTGGAGGCGGAGGAGTCCGGCAAGACCATCGAGTGGAAGGTCAAGTACGACCACGACTCGGTCCGTGCCGCGAAGGCGCAGTTCGACAAGCTCTTTGAGCCCACCAAGCTGGTCAAGTTCGACCTCGACGACCAGGGCTCCATCGACAAGGCCGCGGCCAAGCTCGACAAGATGCTGAAGAACGCCAAGGTCAAGATGACCTACGAGCAGGACGAGAAGGGCTACCAGTCCGTCCTGGACAAGATCGCGGCGATCCGCCGGGAGAAGCTTGAAAAGAAGATCACGTTCACCACGGATGATGCCGAGCTGGACCGCATCGAGGCGAAGATGCGCAAGAAGATCGCCAGGCAGGCCGCCAAGGTCGTCCCCGTCAAGCAGACCGTCACCCTGACCTACAACGAGAACCGCGAGGGCCTGACCAAGGCCATTGCGCAGATCGACGCCGAGCTGGAGAAGCTCGACGCCATCACACTCCCCATTGAGCTGGACCGGGAGCACCTGCTGGCGGAGCGGGCCAAGCTGCAGGACAGGCTTGACCAGGAGCCGCTGATCTTCCGGTACGCCGAGGATGAGGAGGGCTTCAAGTCCGTCCTGTCCAAGATCAAGGAGATCCGGCGCCAGCGCGCCGAGGTCCCCGTTGACCTGAACCTCAGCGACGAGGAACTCGACCGCCTGGAGCGGGAGATCCGCGACAAGCTCAACAACGTTCTCGTCACCGACCTCCCGACCACGCACATGGTCAAGATCGACTTCAACCGCAACGAGTCCGGGCTGAAGAAGGCAATCGCCCAGATCGACGCCGAGCTGGAGAAGATCAACGCCGTCCAGATCGAGGTCGAACTGGACAAGGAATCGCTGGAGGCCGCCCGCGCCCTGGCCCAGGCCGAGCTGGACAACCTCCCTGCCGAGGTCATGTTCACGCCCGACGAGCAGGGCTGGCGCGAGGTCCTGGCCCGGATCAAGCAGATCCAGCGCACCCGCCTGGAAGTCCCGATCGACCTGAACCTCAGCGCCGACGAACTGGCCGCGAAGCGGGCCGAGATCGAGGGCATCCTCGATGACCTGACCCGCGAACGCGAAGTCAAGCTCCGCCTCGCGGAGACGGACCGGCTGAAGGTCGAGCACGAGGTCCAGTCGCTCAAAGACATGATCGACGGCATGAAGGGCACCATGCAGGTGGACCTTGCCGGCACCCTGGCCGTCGCCGCCCGGCTGGCCTACCTGGGCCGGGACCGGATCGTCACCTACTTCGCCAAGGTCAGTATGCGGTCCGTGGCGCTGGTCGAGGGGACCCTGAAGTCCCTCGCCGGCCTCAATATCCTGCACTCGGCAACGGACATGCTGGAGCGGCTGTTCACCAGGTTCGACTCGATCGCCCTGAAGATCGGCACCATCACCACCCTCATCGGCAACCTGGCCAACGTGGCCATCTCCGCGACCGCCGGGCTGTTCGCCGTCGGTGACGGCGTGTTCAAGTCCATCGGCCTGCTGGCCCTGGCCCCGACCGTCCTGGGCTCCCTGTTCACCACCCTGCTCATCGGGCAGACCGTATTCAAGGACTTCGGCGCCGCAATCCACGGCATCGACGCGGCCCTGAAGCGGCTGCCGCCCTCCGGGCAGGCCGCTGCCAAGATCTTCCGGACAGTCTTCGCGGAGGTCCGCGAAAGTGTCTCCAAGCAGTTCTGGGACAACGCCTCCGACTCCATGCTGCACTTCGCCGAGCACACCCTGCCGGTCTTCAGCCGAGGACTTTCCGGCGTGGCCGCCGAGCTTGGCAGCGTCTTCGGCGGCATCCTGGACAGCTTCACCAACCTGTCCCTGGCCGGCGGCCTTGACACCATGTTTGCCAACCTCGTCCAGATGTTCAAGAACCTCTCCAAGGGCGCTACGGCGTTCTGGGACGCGCTGAATATCATCGGCCTCCGGGGCTCCGAGTTCCTGCCCCAGTTCGGCACCTGGCTGACCAAGATCTCCGTCCAGTTCAAGGACTGGGCCGACCGGTCCTCCAAGAACGGCGACCTCACCCGCTGGATCGAGGAGGGTGTTGTCTCGCTGAAGGAGATGTGGAAGATCGGCGGGGATGTCATCGACATCTTCAAGGCCATCTCCGGGGCCGCCCTCGCGGCCGGCGCCGGCGGGCTGGGCACCTTCCAGATGAACCTGCGCCGGATTGCCGACGAAATGAACTCCTCGGCCTGGCAGGCCAAGGCGGCCAACCTGTTCAAGGGCGCCCGCGAAGGCGCCCACGAGCTGAACGCCGGATTCAAGGATCTGAAGCACTCGATCGGTGAGTCCTCCCAGGAGTTCGGCAACATGCTGCGCCTGTTCGGCTCCATCGGCGGCGGGCTGCTCAGCAACATCGGTCTGATCTTCGGGAACCAGAACTTCCAGGACGGCGCCACGGCGTCCCTGGAGGGGCTCCAGCGGATGATGGAGACGCTCCGCCCGGGCGCGGTCGCCCTCGCCAACATCATCGGCAACATCGACCGCATCGCGGGCGTGGCCTTCTCGAATCTCGGCACGCTGCTTTCCCGGATGCTGGTCCTGGTCGACACCGCTTTCGCCAAAATCGCGGACGGGCTCGCCATGGTCACGCCCCGGCTCATGAACACGGTCGGCTCCCTGTTCCTGGCGGCAGCCCCGGCGGTCATCGCCCTGGCTGATGCCCTGAAGGCCGTCCTCGACATCGTCAACCTGGTGCCGGGCGGCTTCGTGGCCGCCGGCGTGGCGGCGACCGTCTTCTTCGCCCTCCGGGCCCTGGGGTCGAAGTTCTTCGACAAGCTCCAGATGACCAACTACTTCAAGACCCTGCAGACCGGCTGGGCCCAGCAGCAGATCGCCGCCGGCAAAACCATGAAGGTCTACCGGGAAGTCGACGGCGTCTTCAAGAAAGTCACCGTCCCGACGGAGAAGTTCCGGGCCACCAGCGCCGTCTTCCGCGACCTGTCCAGCTCCGCGGGGCAGACCGCCGGATCCCTGCGGGCCATGTATGCCATCGCCGCCCAGACGCCCCAGAAGCTGGGACCCATGGCGTCCGTGGCCCTTACCGCCCGCAGCGCCTTCAGCAACTGGGGCGCGGCGCTGG